GGAAATGTACAAGTTAAGCTAGAAGATATTCATGAGCTAAAAAATGGTAAAAAGTTTTTAGTTACTCATGGCGACCAATTTGATACAATATCAAAGCATTATGGTTGGCTTTCAAAATTCGGCGCCATAGGCTATGACATTTTGCTTCAGCTAAATCGTTTTACACGATTAATTCAAAAGCTTTTTAACATTGAATCTCACTTTTCACTGTCTTCATTTATAAAGTACAAAGTTAAGAACATTGTAAAATTTATAAGTGATTATGAGAATGAAATTTGTGAAATTTTAAAGAATGAAGAACTAGATGGAATAATTTGCGGGCATATTCATCATCCTGAGCTAATAAAAAATAATGATTTCATTTACTTGAACTGCGGTGATTGGGTAGAAAGCTTAACAGCAATTATTGAAACTTATGAAAATGAATTAATTTTAATTAAAAAAATTGAAAATGACATTATTGAAATTAAAAAATTATCCATCTAAATAAAAATCCAAGATTTTTAGTGGCCGTTTCTTTTAAAAATGATATTTTTTGATCAATTTTAAACGTATATTGACTTTTTACTTCAATAATAGTATTAATTTTTGGAATAAAAAAGTCAGGATAATATCGCTTAATTTTGTTATCATATTCATAGATAATTTTGGGCATATCTTTTTTAGAAAAAAGAATTTCTTCTTCATTAAATCCTTCATCTAATAACAAAGAAAATGCCTTTGGCTCAAATCCTTGTAATAAAATTACTTTACCGGATGGTAAAGTAAATTCATGTTTCTTTTTAAATCTGTTATTACAACAAATTTCTGCTACTGATGGAATATGTGCTGGATAAAATACATCATATTTTTCATTTAAAACTTGTTGTAAATAATTTTGATCAAAATTATGTGGACGTTTATATTTTTGCATCATTGTTTGAGCTTTTTTAAATTTTATGCTGTCTAATTTACTAATATTATCCACTCCATATCTTTTAATTAAGGTAAATTTACATTTTTGTTTAACATCTTTACGTTGAAAGACATTAGTAATTCCATATTTTTCTAAAAGACTTTTTTCTAAATTTTGCTTTATAAGCTGTTTTCCTTCATTGCTTGATGCTTCTCTTTTAGAATGAAATAATGCATATCCATATTGTAATCCAGGAAAATCAATTTCCCGTCGAGTTGCCGGGCCACGCCGCCACATACATTCAAGTCCGCTAATTGGACATATTGGAACATTTACGTGACCTAATAACAAGTGATATATTTTACGTTGAAAATTCCATTCATTTGGAATTTTCAACGTTTTAAAAGCATTTTCGATTTCAAAAAACCAACTTTCTTTTTGAATAAAAAATAGATTTCTTCGTTTTCTTTTTGGATTTGATAAATATTCAAGAATTTTACTTTGTATAATAATCATGTTAATATCTCCACTATTAGCATAATAAACTATTTATAGGAAAAAATAATGACAAAATTGCTAATTGTAACTGATGCGTTTAGACCTCAAGTATCAGGCGTAGTTCGTACACTTGAAAAAACTATTGATGGGCTTTCTGCTCATTTTAATATTACAGTAATTCATCCAGAGATGTTTAAAACATTTCCTTGCCCAACTTATCCTGAAATTAAGTTAGCTTGGCCTGGAATGAAACGATTAGCAACACGAATAAAGCACGCAAAACCAGATTTTATTCACATTGCAACTGAAGGTCCTTTAGGGCTTTTAGCCCGCTGTTACTGCGTTAAAAATAATCTCAGATTTACAACCGCATATCATACAAAGTTTCCTGAATATATTGAAAATAAGTTAAGTGTTCCTGCCAGCTTAACTTACAAATACTTCAAATGGTTTCATAAACCTGCTTCTCGCGTCTTTGTCGCAACAGAATCACTTGAAAATGAATTGAAAGCTCGAGGCTTTCAAAACCAATTTTGGCGCTGGTCTCGTGGTGTCGATATTGATCTTTTTAATCCTTCACGCGATTATAAAAAAGGACCACCGTTTGCTCTTTATGTAGGTCGAGTTTCAAGTGAAAAAAATATTGAAGCTTTTTTAAATGCAAAAACAGCATTTTTAAAAATAGTTGTCGGTGATGGCCCGCAACTTGAACAGTATAAAAAGCAATATAAATGTGATAGTATAATATTTGTTGGAGCTAAGCATTCAACAGACTTAGCTAATTTTTATGCTTCTGCTAAGGTAGTAGTTTTTCCATCAAAAACTGATACGTTTGGTTTGGTAACTCTTGAGGCTTTAGCAAGCGGAACGCCAGTGGTTGCGTTTAACGTGCCTGGTCCTGGTGATGTATTGCCAGCATACTTAAAGGGGTATCTATCAAACGTAGGAACTCTTGTAGAAAGCGATAATGAAATAGGAGCCGCAATTAATTATTATTGTGAATATTATAAAAATGAAGTTCCTCGTCAGTATGTGCTTGACAATTTTACGTGGGAAATAGCTACTCAGCAATTTAAAGATGGTTTAGTTTTGATGAAATGAATGATAAAAAAGAGGTTATTAAGATGCTTAAATTTTTGATGATGTTATTTCTTTCAAATCTTGCTTTTGCCAGTAGTCCTAATGTTTCAACCGCTACGTATGATATCCCTGAGTTAATGATTTTTCGTGACGATGGCGTAAAGATAAATATCAAAGATGAAACAATGGGGTACAAACCCATTGCCATCAATTTTGTTTTTACCACGTGCGCTGGCATTTGTCCTGCGTTAAGCCGCACGTTTGTAGCAGTTCAGAAGCAATTAGGCGAGGACGCTTCGAAAGTTCATCTCATTTCATTTTCAATTGACCCTGAAAATGACACTGTTAGCGTCTTACAGGAACATATGAAAAAATTAAAGACGCAACCAGGTTGGAATTTTTACACTGGAACCTTTGATCAAATTATTCAAATTGAAAAAGCATTTCACGCTTATTTTGGTGATAAAATGAATCACCAGCCGTTAACCATTATTCATCGACCTGGTGAAAGTACTTGGACTCGTATTGATGGTTTCGCCACAGCCAATCAAATTGTGTCAGAGTTGAGAAAAAACGATGAAGTTGTTACCATAAAATAATGAAATTCACAAAGTGCAATAATGTTTGGTACAATTAATTGTACTTTTTTAAAAATTGTGCTATAATAAGCACATGAACACTGATATGGCTGGGCCTGACGCTAGAATTGAAATCATTGACGACATTTCACTTACTCTGAGACTTCGTCATGATTTCATTTATGAAAGTCGTTTTACGCCTACTTCAGTTCACTTAGACGTTTGTAGAAATAACCAAACGGTAACACTCTATTTACAACTTATGCCTAATTATGAAATTTTAATTTCATTTGAAGGCATTTTTTACCAAACCGTTACAACAGATGAAGCGCTTTCGTTAATTGAAATGTTGATTGAGGAACATAATGGAACTTTTTAACAAGCTCTACATTGCTCTCACCTCGAGCTCAATTGCGCATAACATGCGTTCTATTCGTGAAAACAGCCCGTATCATCGTGAGGAAAATGTGTGGAAGCACACGTTGATGACACTTGACTCATACTGCGTAAACATTGGGCCGCACCGCACCCAACGGATGGAGCTTATCACGATGACAGCTCTGCTTTTTCATGATGCTGGAAAGCCGCTGTCACGTCAAGAAAAGTACAGTGACAGCCGTGGCAACTATCAAACTTTTGGTGGTCATGAACCTGTTTCAGCTCGAGTGTTTGAAGATTTCATGATGACAAACCCCGAACTTATGGCTGAACTTCGCTTTGACAGCAATGAGTGGCGTTTGATTAAGTGGTTGATTGAAAATCATCTTCCGTACGACATTAAGGATAACCAAAAGTGTCGCGCTTTGATAACTGATTGTCATTCACACGGTCTGGGAGCGTTGCAAATGTTCTTAGATGTTTTGCGCTCTGACGCAAGAGGCCGCATCTCTGATGATCATGAAGCGAAGCTCTCAAAGGTCGAGCAATGGATTGCCGAGTTTGTTACTTTGGAACCTTTGTCTTACAGAATAGTTGAGCAACCGCAGCCGGCAAATCATAAGATTGCTACATTTTTGATTGGTCCTTCTGGTGCTGGTAAGTCCACGTATGCCCGTCAATTGGCTACTAATGCCAAGATTTTTTCACTCGATGAGCTTCGCTTGGAGTTTTACTTTACGTCAGGTTTTAAGACATCAAATAATTCTAAGCGTGATTACGCACTCGCTTGGAAGTATTGCACAATGGAAAAGTCAAAAGAATTTGACCAGTTTTGGAGAGCTCGTTTTATTGGATTAATGAACGCTGGTCACGATTTGGTTATTGACAACGTGAACTCGACCAGAAAGTCTCGCGCGTTCTATGTTGCAGAGCTTCGCAAGCGCAATTATTTCATTGTTTCAATGGAATTTCCGATTGCGCTTTCTACGGTAATTGAGCGTCAATTGTTGCGTGATGATAAGGAAGTACCAGTTGAGAGTGTAACGCAGCAATACTACGCTATTAGTCAGCCGCGAGTTGGAAGCGAGGTTGATGAAGCGTACGTAATATTTGATGGAAACTTTCAAAAATCTGCTGCTAAGCACTACAAAGTAGTGTACAACAGCTGATTTCTTGTTATAATAACACTTACCCGCTGATAAGGGAACCTATTATAGGTTCCCTTCCTCTTTTGTCTAAGACTTCCCCTTGTTGATATGCCCAATTTATTTGGGCTTTTGTTGCCGTTGTCCTACAAAAACTGTTGACAGTCTATAAATAACATTGTCACCTGCCAAACAGGTGTCATTTGTACGTTTATTTGTTTATTTTGTTTAGGAGAATATTATCATGGCATCAGAACGTTTTACCCGTTTAACTGGAAATTACAACAAATCTGCTAATTCCGAATCACCATACAAAAAGTTTTTTCCATTCTGGAAAATGGAAGATGACACAACTACAGTTGTTCGTTTTCTTCCTGATCGCAACGAAAGCAATCCATTAGGTTTTCTAGTAGAAAATCTTCAACATGAGCTCACCATCAACGGTGAAAGAAAGCGCGTTCCTTGTTTGTCAATGTATGGCGAAAAATGTCCTATTTGTGAACTCTCTCGTAAGTATTACAATGAGAAAAACGAAGATCTTGGTTACAAGTACTATAAGAAAAAGTCCTATATCGGACAAGTCATCGTAGTTGAATCTCCAATTGAGACTAACGATTCTGACCTAGTAAAGCTTATTGAATTTGGCCCAAAGATTTTCAAAGCAATTCAAGCTGGATTTAAATCTGGTGATCTTGAAGAAAGTCCAGATGATATGAAAGCTGGTTACAATTTTCGCATCAAGAAGACAAAGTCTGGTAAGTGGTCAGATTACGGAACTTCAACATTTTCACCAAAGCAAACTCCTCTTGACGACTCTCTTATTGAGAGTTTAACTCGATATGATCTATCTGAATATCGTACACCGTACATGGATTATGATACTGTTGCAAACATGCTTCTCGCTGATCAAACTGGCGCAAGTTATGAAGGCGATACAGATTCTGGTCATGAAATTCCTGATGATTCAAGTACGACATCAAGTTTAAAAACTGAAACTACAGAATCTTCTGCTCCGTCACAATTTAATGCTTCTGAATCAAATGATGATAAATTTGATTCAGCTGAAAATAATACAAGCAAAGCTTCAGCTGTTCTTGAAAGATTAAAGAACCGCAAGGCAGCACGTCAGACAGCCGAGTAAAAACTTAGGAATTAAAAGGCAAAGCATTTAATGCTTTGCCTTTGGAGCTTGTTATGTTACCATTTTTGAATAAATTTAAAAAGACGATTGATAAACTAGAAACAGTTTATACGTCATTCGGACCGCCTGATTTTTGGTATAATACCGGAAATTACGCGATTAATAAAATTATGTCTGGTTCTTTTACCAAAGGCATTCCACAAGGTAGAATTACATGTTTAGCTGGTCCATCTGGTGCCGGTAAATCATTTTTACTTTGTAACATTTTACGAGATGCTCAGAAGCAAGGAGCATTTGTTTTAGTTCTTGATTCCGAAAATGCTCTTGATGATAACTTTATGTCAGCTATCGGAATTGATACATCACCTGATAAGCTCATGTACGTTGGCGTAACGCTATTCTCTGATGTTGTTTCTGTAATTTCAGATTTTATTCAGAGTTATGAAAAGGAATACGGCAAGGATAATCCTAACTCGCCTAAAGTTGTAATAGCACTTGATTCACTTGATATGCTTTTGACAGATTCTGAAGTTTCTCACTTTGAATCAGGCGTTCAAAAAGGCGATCAAGGACAGCGAGCCAAGCAGTCAAAGCACATGCTTAGAACTGCTGTTTCACGAATAAAGCGATTGCCGATGGCAATGATTGTTACACATCAAGTTTACGCAAACTCTGATTTGCTAAACGGTGAAGGTAATTGGATTATCAATAATGCAATTCGTTACTCTGTTTCTCAAATCCTGCTTATCACGAAGCTTAAATTAAGAGAGGCCGGCGAAGTTCTTGGTATTCGCATGAGAGTAGAATGTTTTAAATCACGCTTTGCAAAACTTGGTAGTCGAGTTGAAGTCGATGTTCCGTACACAAAGGGAATGAGTCCTTATTCTGGATTTCTTGATCTTATGGAAGCAGCTGGGATTGTAACTTCTGCAGGTGCCTGGAAAACATTAGTTATGCCTGATGAACAAATCAAGTTTCAATCAAAACAGCTAAATGAAGAGTTGGTCTCAAAAATGTTGAGTCACCCAAAAATAACCGGTGAAGAAATAGCCATAACAACACTCATAGACTCAATGTCAGAAGACCCTGAACAAGAACTACAAACGGAGGCAATCCAATGAAACGAAAGGACCTTGATTTTTACAATGTTGAAGTTGTAATTGAAATTGTAAACGGCGGTTTTATTTTAAACTACCCAACTTTTGAAAATGCTGGAAATGCAGATGAATTATCTAGCGTTGGACAACGTCGTGAAGTTTTTCACACCCGCGCCAAATTAAATAAAAAGTTAAAAGAAGTAGTCGATAATCTAACTGAAAAATAATTCTAACTTGGAAGCTCGTAAAGAGCTTCATTTTACGTGGAGCTTTTTATGAGCTTGCTTTTTGATACTAGTGCAATCGAAAAGTTACAAGAAACAGGAATTAAAAAATTCCGAATAGAAATTAATAATAACGATGAATTTAGTATTGTTCAAATTGATGAAGTTGAATTGCCGGATATTGCTGACGCTATTGTAGAAATTCAAGACATTTTAGTGTATATTGATTTTATAAGCTACACCATTCTCGTAGAAAGCGTTGTTAAATTCGATACTACGTTAGATACTTTTATTGTTGATTCTCAATATGTTTCATGATATCATAAAAAATAATGAATTACTAGTTCATAAAATACTTGATTATTCAGATAAAATTGATGAGGCGGCGCCTATCTTTGATATTGAGGGTAAGCGAATTGAAACGCTACACCGTGAGTTACCTAGTAACTTAGTTCGTTATCGTCAAATAGCTGATGAGTTAAAAACTCTAGAACAATTTCTCCTTATTAAAAAGGAAAAAGCTGAGTCTGACGCGTATCGTAAGTTTAAAGAAGGTTCAAACAGAGCCCTTCAACCATCAGATATCAAGGCCTATGTACCTGGCGATAAGGATGTTATAAGTTGGGCTGAACTTGGACTAGAGGTTACTCTTCTTAGAAGAAAAGCTGAATCAATTGTTGCCGCTCTAGAAACTTGGAGTTGGCGAATTAGCGACATAACAAAATTAAGAATTGCAGAATTGCAAGACGTTATCCTGTGATAAAGTGTTACATTACAGTTAAAGATGAAGTTTGGTGTATTATCTCTGGGTTAAAACCGTCACACGCTGAGGTCCTCTGGGATAAGTTGGGGCCTCACAAAGATGGTTACTTTTGGAGCCCACAATATAAGCTTGGACGCTGGGATGGTAGAATCAGATTTTTTAACAAACAAACTGGTAAAACTTACTATCGACTATTAACTACCATTGTTCCAATGTTGGCAGCTTGGGACTATGATATTGAGTTAAGAGATGAACGAAAACCAATTGAAAATATTCCAGCTTTAGTTTGTGAAAACTTCTTTGCAAATGAAAAGATAAAACTTAGACCTTATCAAGTAGAAGCTGTTAATCTTGCCATTGATGCAACCTCAGGATTTATTATTGCTGGAACTGGAGCTGGTAAATCACTTATTTGCGCTGCGCTTTGTGACACTTATGGTCGCTCAGGGTACAGAACAATAACAGTAGTTCCATCAGCTGATTTAGTACGACAAACAGCTGATTGGTATGAAATCTGCGGGCTAGATGTTGGCATTTATTGTGGTGATAAAAAAGAAATTGATCACCAGCATGTAGTGGGCACGTGGCAAGCACTTCAAAACAACCCTCATTTGTTAAGTTTTTTTCAATGTTTTGTTTGGGACGAAGTACACGGCGCCGCCGCTAATGTAGCTCAAAAGTTAATGAATGAAAATGGAGTTCATATTCCATTTAGATATGGAGTAACTGGAACATTTCCAAAACCTGAAGTTGATAAGCTTTCACTTTATTCTTCAATTGGAGATATTTTAACTGAAATACCAGCTAGTTGGTTAATTGAAAATGGTTATCTAGCTGAAGTTGAAATTGAGCCTGTTGAGTTAAAAGAAAACGTGGATGAGGAGTTCATTGATTACGCTTCAGAGCGAGCTTACTTAGCTAAGTCTCCAAGTAGAATAGATTTTATTGCGGATTTAATCATTGCAAAAGCTGAAACTTATGGAAACACCCTTGTGTTAGTTAGCTCAATTCAATTCGGCAAGAAACTGCAAAAGTTAATTGACGGAAGTGTTTTCCTCTACGGCGCTTCTGAAAAAGAAGAACGAAAAGAAAATTATGATCTTTTTGAAACTGAAAATAACTTAATTGTAATTGCCACGTTTGGTATTGCGTCAACTGGCATTTCAATCAATAGGGTGTTTTGCGAAGTTATGATTGATGGCGGAAAATCATTCATTAAAGCAATACAATCAGTTGGTCGTGGAACACGACTTGCGCATGACAAGAAAAAAGTTCATGTAGTAGATTTACATAGCTCTCTTAAGTGGTCAAAAAAGCACTTTAGAGAACGTAAGAAATATTTTAAAGCAGCACAATACACACTTCTTCCTTTAGTTAATTATAAAATAAGAAACTGACATGTTATGTTTTCCTGAAATAAATAAACCTTATATTATTGAATCTACAGATTCACCAATTGCTGTAAAATACTTTTGGGCATTTAGCGCAACTTTAGCTGATTTTATTCTCAAACCGTTTACATACTTTGAAGATACAATTGGCAACGCAGTTTCTGTTGAAATCAATAATTTTAATTTCATGATGCCTAGTTCTTGGCATATTTTAATTATTGATCCTGAAACTAGCATGGTTGATACTGTTCCAATTGCAAGTTGTGCTCATCAACCATCGTACGCTGTATTAATGACACCTTCACCGCATGATCAAAAGCAAAGAACAGCAAAAATTAACATTATAGATTTTCATGAAAATGAAAATATTAGCTTAGTTCATCCAATGGTTCAAAAACAGCATGCGCTCTGTCACCCAGCAGGTTTAGCAAATGCTCACTTTGATAATGTAAATAATGAAGTTCACGTCGGCGTTTCAATTGGTCCACATGATTTACATAAGTATTTGAATGGATTAACAATAGGTAATATTCTTAGCTACTAAGCTTTAAAAATGCTGCTTTGAAGCTGTATAAATAGCCCTATCATTCCTCAAATAATACATCATGATAGGGAGCATTTATGCCTTCAGAACACGACTTTTCTCCAGCCTTTGTTAAAGCTTTTAATTTTTCAATGAAATATGAAGTTGGGCCACGTTTTAACCCAACAGATCCAGATGTAATTATAGGTGCCTGTGGAACTAAAGAGCAACAACGAAAAACCGGATATGTTAATGACGCGGCTGACCGGGGCGGCGAAACAAAGTTTGGCATCGCAAAAAACTCACACCCGTCTCTTAATATAAAAACGTTAACTTTGGAACAGGCAATGGGTGTTTATGAAAGAGGATATTGGCAAGCTGGTCACGCTGATGATTTGCCTGCTAATTTAGGTATTGTTCATTTTGACGCGTGCGTCAACCATGGTAACGGCCGAGGCATTAAGATGCTTCAAGAAGCAATAGGCTGTAAAGCAGACGGTCTTTTTGGAAAAGGTACGTTAGCGGCTGCTCAATCGATTGATGAAAATAAAGCCATAAAAAATTACTTAGATATACGTTCTCGTTTTTTTAAAAATTTAGCTTTACGAAATCCTTCACAAAATAGATTCTTGAATGGTTGGTTATCTCGAGTTGAAAGCATACGTTCGCTGCTTTCATGAGTTGATTACAATTTCTGATATCTTTGATATAATAATGTAGTTAACCTAGGCTTTACTTAGTAAGGACATAATAATGACAAATGAAATCTTTATAATAAAAAGAAATGGAAATCGTGAAGCTCTCAATTTAGAAAAAATGCACTTTGTCGTCGAGCAGAGCTGCGAAGGTCTAAATGGAGTTTCTGCTTCTCAAATTGAGATGACTTCAAACTTACAGTTTAAAAATGGGATGACAACTGATGAAATTCAAAATATTTTAATAAAATCTGCGTCAGATTTAATTTCATTAGAAACGCCGAATTATCAGTACGCCGCCGCTCGTCTTCTTCTTTGGTCACTTCGTAAGCAAGTATTTGGTCGCTTTGAGTACTTTTCATTGACAGAATTGCTAGAGCGAAATATTTCAGTAGGAGTTTATGATGCTGAGATTTTGAAAAAATACACTCCAACTGAGTTAAAAAAATTAAACACCTTCATTAAGCATGAGCGTGATCTTGATTTTACCTATGCTGGATTGCAACAACTTGTTGATAAGTACCTTGTACAAGACCGTGGAACTAAACAAATTTTTGAAACTCCACAATTTATGTTCTTGCTCGTTGCCGCTACTTTATTTGCTGAATACCCTGCCGAAACTCGTTTAAAATACGTAAAAGACTATTATGACGCACTTTCAACTTTCAAGATTAATTTACCAACTCCTGTCTTGGCTGGGGTTCGTACGCCCATACGTCAGTTTGCTTCTTGTGTACTTATTGATGTCGGAGATTCTCTCGACTCCATTTTCAGTTCCAACACTGCTGTTGGAAAGTATATTGCTAGGCGCGCTGGTCTTGGTATAAATTTTGGCCGCATTAGAGGCATAAACTCAAAGATTAGAGATGGTGAAGTTTTACATACTGGTGTAATTCCATTTTTAAAGGTATTTGAATCTACAGTTCGTTCTTGTTCTCAAAACGGAATTCGCGGCGGCAACGGCACAATCAACTTCCCAATCTGGCATCAGGAAATTGAGGACATTATCGTTTTGAAGAACAATAAGGGAACTGAAGATTCTCGTGTTAGAAAGCTCGACTACTGCATTTCTCTTAGCAAGCTATTCTACGAACGATTTATTTCCGACGGTGAAATCAGTCTGTTCTCACCTCATGAGGTTCCTGGACTTTATGAAGCTTTTGGAACTTCGGCTTTTGATGAGCTCTATTGTAAATATGAAAAGGATAAAAGTAAAGTAAAAAAGAAAATAAAGGCTCGTCAGCTTTTTATTGATATTCTAAAGGAGCGAATTGAAACCGGTAGAATCTATTTAATGAACATTGATCATTTTAACGATCATAGTTCATTTCTTGATAAAATTTATATGACTAATCTCTGCACAGAAATTAGTCTTCCTACCGCACCAATAAAATCCATGGATGATGAAGAAGGCGAAATTGCGCTTTGTATTCTTTCATCTTTAAATGTTGGACTTATTAAGTCTAATGAGCTTGAATATGTTTGCGAACTTGCAGTTCGCGCGCTTGACGCTCTAATTGATTATCAGGATTATCCTGTTAAGGCTGCAGAAATCACAAAACTACGTCGTTCTCTTGGAATTGGTTTTACAGGTTTAGCTCATTATCTTGCAAAATGTAAGCGTGGTTACGAGGAAAAAGAAGCTGCAATTTTAGTTCACCGTTTAGCTGAAGCGACCCAGTATTATTTACTAAAAGCATCAAATAAGCTTGCTCAAGAAATTGGTCCTTGCGCATACTTTAATCGTACAAAATATTCTCGTGGAATTTTACCAGTTGATACTTATAAAAAAGATATCGATGCCTTAATTGGTGATGGTTACCTTGAGTTGAATTGGGAAGAACTTCGCGATAATATTAAAAAATATGGATTAAGAAATTCGACTTTAACAGCGCAAGCGCCAGTTGAAAGTTCAAGTCTTGTTACAAATTCAACTAATGGTATTGAACCGCCACGCGCCCTACTTTCAGTTAAAAAATCAAAGAAAGGAGTTATTAAGCAAATTGTTCCACAATTTGAAAAGTTGAAAAATCAGTATACTTTACTTTGGGAAATGAAATCAAACTCTGGTTACATTAACATTGTTGGTGCGATGCAGAAGTTTTTTGATCAAGCAATTTCTGCAAACTGGTCATACAATCCAATGAACTATGAAAATCACGAGCTTCCTTTACAAGTAGTTATTTCAGATTGGTTTCATTCATACAAGGCAGGGTTAAAAACAAACTACTATTTGAATATGTATGATATGAAAACAGATGATAGTATTGAAGACCAACATTTAAAAAATGTAAAATCTAATGCGGAACAAAATACTGAGCATCAACAAGAGTACTTAACCGCTGAAGAAGAACATTGTGAATCTTGCACAATTTAAGGAATAAAAATGAGAACTGTTTATAATAAAGAAGTCGTAGATTTTACAAAACAACCGTTATTTTTTGGTGAAGATTTAAATATTCAGCGATATGATGTATTTAAGTATCCTGTACTTGATAAGCTTAATGAAAAAATGCAAGGTCTTTACTGGCGCCCAGTAGAGATTTCTCTTCAAAAGGACCGATCTGATTATCACGCTTTTCGTCCAGAGCAAAAGTTTATTTTCACCAAGAACTTAAGCTACCAAATTTTGCTTGATTCTGTACAAGGACGTGGACCAGAAACTATTCTTCAAACCTATTGTTCAAATCCTGAACTTGAAGGTTGTATTATTACCTGGGGATTTTTTGAAGCAATTCATTCAAGAGCTTACACTCACATTATTAAAAATGTATATCCTGATCCAGCGGTTATATTTGATGATGTTTTAAAGGATGAATATATTCAAAAGCGCGCGCAATCAGTAACAAAATACTATGACGAGTTTCTTCATGATTCAAAAAATTATGATGAACACAGAGATGAATTTAATAGACTTAAGGCTAAGCGTTCACTAGTAAAATTAATTTACAACATTAATGCGCTAGAAGGCCTTCGTTTTTATGGCTCATTTGCAGTAACGTTCGCATTCGGCGAGCTAAAATTAGTTGAAGGTTCAGCTAAAAATATTTCATTGATTGCAAGAGATGAGATTCAGCATCTTGCCTTAACTCAACATCTTATCAAATTTTGGCAAAAAGGAGATGATTCAGAAATCTTAGAAATTTTAAATGAATCTAATTTTGCTGAAGAAATGCGGCAAATGTATGCTGATATTTTGATGGAAGAAAAAGAGTGGAATGCTTATATGTTTAGTGAAGGCTCAATTATTGGGTGTAATGAGCGGCTTCATAATGATTATCTTGACTACATTTCAGGTCATCGTTTAAAAGCTATTGGATTAGAGCCAATTGAAAAGCAAACCCAGAATCCTTATCCTTGGACAAATCACTGGTTAAGCTCATCAGGGCTTCAAGAAGCGCCGATGGAAACGGAGAAACAATCGTATCTTATTGGAGCAATCAAGGCTGATATTGATTATGATAATTTTTCAAACTTTTCATTATAGAAACTGATTTAGAAAACTATAAATACAGTATGTTTAATTTTTGCATGCTCTATTTTATGGAACCTTTATTTGTATATTTTGTTTATGGGTTAATTGATAAAAGAACCGATTTACCCTTTTATATTGGCAAAGGAAAACACGATAGACCATTTCAACATTTTGCACCACAATCGATAAAGCGTGATAAAAAAAGAAATTCTCGAAAATTAAATAAAATTTTAAAATTACAATCATTAGGTTTTGAAATTCCAATTGTTTATTACGCATATTTTATTAATGAGCAAGACGCTTATGATTATGAGACTCAACTAATAATTCAATATGGAAGAAAAGGTATAGATGAGAATGGTATTCTTACAAATTTTTGTTTAGGAGCAAAACCTCCTTCTTTTAAAGGAAAAACGTTAGCTGAAATTATTGGACCTGGGTGGGAAGAAAAAGTAGAAGCTCGTCGTCAAAAGCAATTAGCTCGTGGTGGATATGGGCCTAAAAAACATAGCGAAGAAACTAAAAGAAAAATAAGTGAAAAAATGTCTGGCACGAATAATCCAATGTATGGAAGAGAAAAATCAGAAAACTTTATAAAAATAATGAAAGAAAAGATGTCAATAAAAAGTGCTGGTGCTAACAATCCTATGGCAAAAACATATGAAATTATTACTCCAAATAATGAACATTTTTTTATAACAGGTAACCTTAAAAACTTTTGTAATGATAATAATTTATTTTATGGAACTATGAAAGGGATGATTGATAAAAATAGGACTGCTAGATTTGGTAATTGTAAAGGTTGGTATATTAATGAAGTGTCGTCCAGCAAAAAAAGATGATATTGGCTTTAATGAAATAGTAGAATTTTTGAATTTACAAAAATCATATTTTCATTATTTAAAAACTGGTAAATTTCCAGAAAATGAATGTCATAAAAATGTTGAAAATTATATTTTAGAAAATAATGCTTATAAAGTTATTGGATATAATTTAATTCACGTAGAAGATAAACGTCTATACGCAATTTTTCATTCTGTAGTTTCAAAAGCTAATATATTATTTGATATTACGAAAAATTTTCTACCAAAAATATTATTTGCAGAATGTACTAATAATATAAAAATTTATTCAGCAGTAGAATATAAAAATGGAATAATAACGCCAATTGATTATAAGCAAATAATTTTATAATGGAGAATACTTATGAAATACGATTTCAACATTCAATTGAAAAATAGAAAACCGATTTCTGAAAAAGATGTTCAGAATATAAAGGCAACAATTATTGAAAATGGTGATGGCTTTACAAATGTTGATGCGATTATTCCTAATGAGACTAGAATAGTTCACGCGCTAGTTATTCGACCAGGAACGTATGAAAAATTAGTAACGATATTTGAAGAGAATATACCATCATTTTTAGTCAGACATGAATTTGTTGAATTAAAAAACCCACCGAATAATTATTTACCAGTTTTTAGGAGAATTTAATGCACGCTATAATTTATTCAAAAGAAAATTGTCCATATTGCGATAAAGCGAAATACCTTTTAGAAACAAAAGGTATTGAATATATTCAATACCTGCTTGACTATGGACAGTTAAAGAATCCAGGAGTTATTTATTATACGCGTAATGAACTTTTAAAGGCTGCTCCAGATGCTCGTTCTGTTCCACAAATTTTCATAAACGATAACCACATTGGCGGTTATACGCAATTAGAGCAATTTCTAAATAAATAGTTACATAATAGAGACGGTGCTGAGCACCGTCTCTCATACTTATAACACCATATGTTCAAATTTTTTGAGAGTTATAAGTATATGTGGCACGACTTTATAAACAGTCTTTTGGATCAGATTTTATCAAGCCATTTTTGGTCGTCATTATTCATTCTTCTTTTCTTCACTTTATTAATTTATGGCATTCAGCGCGCCGATAGTCTTGAATGGTCGGATTTAATAACAGCTAAAGGAACCAATCGAGTATCTCTTACAAAACTTCTCCAATTTATTGGAGGTATCGTTGGAACCTGGGTTATTATTCGAATGACTATTTTTGAAAAACTTACATGGGATATGTTCGCTACATATCTTACTTATGTTGCCTCAAGTGAAGGCTTTAGTAAATTTATCGCTGCTAAATATGGGGTAAAAATTGAAAATAAGGAAAAAGAAAATGATGAACCACCTTCACCAAAGAAGATTTTTGGAGTTTTTTGAGCTTTAGTCTAATAAAATCATTTCAAATAATAAATAAGAAAAACATCTTAACTGAGGACGTGAAATGATTTTACAGTTTCGTCACGGTGTTCTTAATGCACCACAAGACAATTTAGGCAACTTTAGTTCGCTGCGCTTGAGCTCTGATCCTACTCGTGTAGATTTAAGCACATCTAATGGGCCACTCTATATTACGATAGCTCATGGTACATCAAATTATATTATTGAATTTAATAAAACAATTCAAAAGGCCTGGGGTCCATTACCAGCAAATGCGGATTTGTATGTTGAAATCAGTCAAATAACTGGTCAGCCATCGTTTACATTTTCAACTTTACCATTTTTAGTTCAACATGGTGTGCCAGCTACAGCCGGTGTTGGTCAAACAGTTTTTGATCTTGACGCTAACGTAGTTAAAGAGTGGGATGGTAATCGTTGGATAACAAAACTTAAAGTTTTAGTTGGTTCAAAAGCTGGTTATAACATCACGTCTTATCCGGTAGGAAGTCAAGTTTCAATTAATGGTAATTTTGAGGGCGGCTTTATCATTGCAGATGGTGATGGTAAACCAGTTAGACGCCCTAATGGTGAGCTTTTAACTTCTGACGTTGATCTCAAACTTATAGGTAGTCAACAGCAAAGTAACATTAAGATTGATAGTACGATCTTTTTGGTAACAGCAATTGAACCAATTCCAGCATTCTCTGTTGTAGCGTTTGGCGGTCCTGATCAAATAAAGCTTGCGCAAAATGATCCTGTTTTAGGTGCTACGCCTATTGGTTTCTGTATTGAACCTGTTTATGTTAATGAACCTACCACCATTATTCTTAGTGGTCGTATTGTTCATAACCCAAATTGGAATTTTGATATTTCTGATGCAGGGAAAACACTGTACCTTACAGCAAATGGGCAGTTTTCTACAGTAAGACCACAACGTGACGTTTGGCATATTGGTTCAATTTTAAATCCTACAACAATTCTTTTTCAAATAGATAGAGAAGCATCCGCACCTGTAACAGCTTCATCAACAGGCATCACTTCAGTAAGTGCAGTTGCTCCACTCGCAGCAAGCACTTCTTCAGGTGCAGTGCTAGTAGCAATTGGTGAAGCAAGCGCCAGCCAAGGCGGGTACATGAGTGAGACTGTTTTTCAAACAGTAGAAAGTACAGCAGCTAACTTAGCACTTGAAATTCAAACTCGCGATAATCAAGTTCAATCTATTTTAAGTTCATTAACAGCTGAAATTCAAAATAGAATAAGCGCAGATTTATTAAAAGCTGATATAAATCATGTTCATGATATTTTAGATATAACCGGTTTACAAGCTGTTCTTGATAACAAGACAGATATCGGCCATCTTCATGACATGACAGATATCAATGGATTAATTGCTGAACTAAACAATAAATCAAATATTTCACATGTTCATAACTGGTTTGATTTAATTAATATTCCAACTGTTGCCGCCGGCTGGTTAACAGATGTTTCATTAATTGGTCACACACATCATATCGCTGATATTGTTGATTTTCCAACATCATGGGACTGGATACATATTTCAAATACGCCAACAACTTGGCAGGCATATGGAATTACAAATGTTGCCGATATAAATCATACACATCATGTTGCTAATATTGTTGATTTTCCAAGCGTGTGGGACTGGGCTAACATCATAAATACTCCTACCACACTTGCTGGTTATGGAATATCACCATCAGAGCTTGTGCATAATCACCCGTGGTTAGAGATAGTTAACACTCCTACCACACTTGCTGGTTATGGAATAAATGACGCTGCACTAGCAAATCATACTCACGGGCTTTTAAATCTAACAGATGTTCAGTTTTTAACTTTACCAGCTAATGGTGACTTGTTAAAATTCAACGGAATTACTAATAAGTGGGAAAATTCACCGCACGCTGTAGCAATTAACTCAAATTTAGGTGGTGTTCAAATAACCACTCCAGTTAATGGACAAATTTTAACTTATGATTTAAGTGGAAACTGGGTAAATGCAAATCTTCCAGCGCTTCCAACAAATTGGGACTGGGCTAATGTCGTAAACACGCCAAGCAATCTTGCCGGTTACGGAATAAATGACGCGGTTTCACTAACAACATTTAATGCGCACAATCACGCTCTTTCGCAACTTTCTGATGTAATAAATTCTACTCCTGGTAGAATTCCTGGTGATGTTTTGAAATGGGATGGTTCTCAGTGGGTAAATCAACAGTTGCCAGTTCAAGTTAATTCATTACCGTGGACAAGTATAACTGCGAAGCCGTCGACAATTAGTGGTTTCGCAATTACTGACGCGTACACAATGTCACAAGTTGATTCACTGCTTAGCAACAAGTCAAATGTTGGACATATTCATTCACTTGCATCATCAAGTGATGTCACTATAGCGTCACCATCAGCTACACAGTATCTCGCCTTTAATGGAACAACTTGGGCTAACACTCCATTTCCAACAACTTGGGCCTGGTCTAATATTACTGGCGCTCCAACAACTTGGGCCTGGTCTAATATTACTGGCGCTCCAACGTCACTTGTCGGGTACGGTATTATTGATGCTTATACCGCAACACAGGTTGATACTCTACTAAGTGGTAAAGCTGCGACAGCACACACACACGCTCTTAGTTCGTTAACTGATACTGTAATTTCGACACCAAGTGTAGATGAGTTTTTGAAATTTAATGGAACTGTTTGGGTAAATAGCCCACTTACCACTACTGTTAATTGGTCAAATATTATTGGCACTCCTACCACTCTTGCTGGTTATAATATCAGTGACGCGATTGCGACAACTGAAAAAGGTATTGTAAACGGAGTTGCATCTCTTGATGCAACTGGAAAAGTTCCATCAATTCAACTTCCAGCAATCGCAATAGTTGATACTTTTGTAGTTACAGATCAAACTCAGATGCTTGCCCTTACAGCACAGACAGGTGACGTTGCAATTAGAAGTGATCTAAACAAAAGTTTTATTTTGCAAGGAACTGATCCTTCATTGTTATCAGATTGGCAGGAGCTTTTAACTCCAACTGATTTAGTGCTTTCAGTAAATGGCCAAGTTGGCGCGGTTAGCATCACTGATATTACTGGAAACGCAGGTACCGCTTCCAATGTAAATTGGTCAGGAGTTTTAAATGCTCCTACCACACTTGCTGGTTATAACATCAGTGACTCTTATGACATTACGCAGATCAATAACTTGCTTGCTGGTAAAGCAAATGTTTCGCACAGTCACGCTATTGCTGATTTAACTGATGTTAATATTGGAACGCTAACTGTTTTAAATAACGATGAAGCGTTAGTTTTCAATGGAACAACATTAAAATGGGAGGCCGGCCAAAAGTTCTTAAACCTTAACGGTGGAACAATGACTGGCGATATCAATGTTAATAATAATATCGTCGAAAAGGCGATTTTAAAAAGCTACAGTGAACCTACTGTTAATGTTAGTATTCAAGGAACGTATGACATTGACCTTTCACAAGGTAACACACATGTTGTTACAATGACAGATAACACCGCGTTTACAATTTCAAACTTTGTTCCGGGGACATTCACATCATCGGTTACACTTGTTCTTATTCAAAACGCTTCAGGTAACAATATACCGTCATTTCCTTCTACTTTTAAATGGGCAAATGGAACATTACCTACCTTTAGTATGACTCCTGGCGGTATTGATGTTCTTACTATTATTACAACTGACGGCGGCGCAACATGGTTAGCATTTGTTGCAGGAGCAGATATGAAATTTATTCCATTAATTGCATACTGGTGGTTAACAACTACTACTGGTGGTTGGGCATTAACAGGAAATGATACTGTGACGGTTCCTACTGGGGCTGGAGGCGGAGTCGCTTTACGAGCTGAACTTATTTCACAGCACAATTTCTATATCTCTTCATTACAAAGCATTCAGCCATCAGCTCTTAAATTTGACTTTATTTTAGATGCTCCTTATGATGGAACATCATTTTTACAACAGACAATTGCTATTGCAACTCAAAACGGAACTGCTGTTACCACTGACAATGTCAATCTTGACATGAGCACAGGTTTAAATGCAGGTGATACAACAGGTTCAATAACTGTTCCATTAAATTGGACTGGAGCTCCACCTACTGATGGGCTAATGTCAATTACTTTCGTTGTTCAACCATATGACTGGTATAGCTTTAGTATGAAAATATCTGGTATAGGTGGAAATATAAAATTCTGGCAGCAGTAAAATTCATTGTACTTTTTTAGATGTTGTGCTATAATATAATTATCAACTAAAGAGCAAAAACGATGGCTACTAAAATTGTTGAACAACTACAAGCTCTCGCAAACAAAACAGCGTCAATTCACAATGTTGACGCTGTTTTGTTTTTTAAAGCATTGACTTCCTTATTAAAAGTTAAAGTATGTCCCCGATGCGGTGGCAGTGGTCATTACTCTTACAGTAACTGGTATCATAGTTCAGTTTGCTTCAAGTGTAACGGTTACGGTCATATAGGTTTTGTTCCTTCATTGAATGAAGTAGAGGTTTTTGTGGTAAATGAGGAACAAAAGATTTTGAAAAAAATTAAATCTTTACAAGTAGCAAATGATCGTAAGACTGCGAAAGTTCAAGAGAAGCGCAATGCGGTTCTTGAGGCTTTGAAGCAAAAACAAAAAGCTACTCTTGCAAATTTGAGTTGCTATCATCGTGAACTTTTTTTACAAGCTATTGATTCTGAAACTGCTAGTGTATTTGTACGTGATATTGGTTTAAAATATCACATGTATGGAACGCTTTCTGAAAAGCAAGTAGCAGCAGTCATAAAAAACGCTGAAGCAGTTATTAACGAAGCTGAAAATCCGACAGAATATCCTGAAACACACATTAAACAAAATTACGAATTTCAAGGCGTAGTTTCAAGCGTAAAAGAAAAAGCAAATGATTTTGGATGTTTTTTCCAAGTTAATTTAAAGCTTACTGATGGTCGCTTCGTAACTTTTAAAGCAAAAAATTATGATGATGTTTTAGAAATTTTTAATCCTGCAAAAGAAAATAAAATTCAAATAAAAGTTACAGGAACTGTAAAATGGGTATCAGATGATAAAAAGCTTATTTCACTTTCTACGAGATCAACTCGGTATAACCAAGAAGCAGGCAGCGCTGCAGCAGCGTAAGCAAGAAACTCTTGATAAAATTTTCATTGAGCAAGTTTGTAATTTTACTAAACTTTCACATTGTGTGTCACAACAGGTAGCATGTTTTTTTGTAGTTGACAATCGAATTGTTGCTACAGGCATCAACGGTACCGTTGCTGGTGAAATTAATTGTGATGAAATATTTACAAGAGAAGGGTTTGACCCAGCTGCTCATCGAGCTTGGTCAGACGTTCATGAAATTCACGCTGAGCTAAATGCATTAATTTGGGCAGCCCGCCGCGGAATTAGTCTTGAAGGAGCAACTGTGTATAGTTCGCTTCAACCTTGTTCGCAATGTCTAAAAAATTTAATTCCGCTTAAGGTAAAGCGGATTGTTTTTGCGCGATATTATAATCGAGTTACGAACAATGACGAAGTTATTCAGCGTCTAATTGACAATGGGATTGAATATAAATGGTGTCCTATAGACCCGATGGAAAAATAATTGCTGAACCTGAAAATGTTGAAGAATTACTTCTTCGAAATATTCCAGTTCAGCAAATTCTTGTAACACAGTTAACACCAGAAATTATTGAGTTTAATCAATTTGCTGAAACATTGCTTTTAAAAAGCAATGATGACGATAAATATACGTGGAATTTAGAATGGAATATTCCAACTAAGTATAAAACACTTGACGTTCGTGAATATTTCAATCAATTCAAAACCGGTGATGATCGAGTTGACACTAGGATTGATAACGAGTTAACACAGGTCTACAGGAGAAATCTTGTAGACTTGTTTAGAGTTATTATTTACATCGTTGATACTTTAAAAGAAAAGGCTCAGGTTTGGGGAGTAGGTAGAGGAAGTAGCTGCGCTTCATATCTTCTATTTTTAATTGGTCTACATTTAGTTGACCCATTAAAGTACAATATTTCATACTCCGAATTTTTCCATGATTGATATTTCTGCCTGACACCTATAAATAAAGTAGGTTCGCCTACTTTATAACTAATACCAAATAGTCGGAGAAATTATGGGAAGAATAACACGATCTGCGCGCGGCGAAATTGTTGATTTTGATATTTTAGAAATTCAGCAGGCTCTTGCGGCAGCCCCTATACCAGTTTCTGTAAATCAACGAAGAAAATTTATTGATGAAAAAGGTGGCTTTTCAAAAGCAACGCCTGTTGCAGAACCTGTTGAAACTGCAATCAGCGATGAAAAACAAATTAATGAGTTACCACTTGCGCTAAGAGTCAGCGCTGAAGCCGCTGCAGAATCTGCCTCGGTATCAAAGAACTCAAAAACTAAATAAAAATATTCATAAGGAAATAAGGCATATGTTAAGACCATTAGGCAATTCAATTTTATTTGCGTTCGTTGATGATCATGCTGGCGGAAATTTTATTCCAAAAACAAAATCAGGAATTTTGTTAACAAATCAAAATCTTAATGAAGCTCATGTACCGAAATGGGCCAAGGTTTTAGCAATTGGCCCTGATGTTGATGAGCAAATAAAAGTTGGATTATACATTTTGATCGAACCATTAAAATGGACGATTGGCTTCAAGCATGAAAATGTTCAAATTTGGAAAACTGATGATACTCAAGTCATGCTTGTAGACGACGAGCCACACTTTTCGTATTAAATGCTTTTTACTTTATTAGTTTTTTTATCAGCACTTACAATTGAAGTTTTAGGAAGTTGGATTTCAATTTTGGGTTGGAGTTCATTTTTCTCAAATAATTTTTTAGTTCTTGCAGTCGCTGCCTCTCTTGACCTGGGGAAAGTTATTGGTGTCTCTTTCTTGTACAAGGAATGGAATAATATTAACTTTTTACAGAAACTTTACGGGGTGCCTGCGGCTGCGACATTAATTTTGATTACTTCTGCTGGAGCTGCTGGATTTCTAGCTGCTGAATTTCAGAAATCATCAGTTCCTATAAAAGGGATTGAAACAAAAATTGAGTTGCTCGAAGCTGAAAAATCAAAGCTTGAAACGCGTAAAAGAGAAATTGATACTCAAATCGCGAACTTGCCAACAGACGTTGTTAGAGGAAGAACCAAGTTAATGGCAAATTTCAAAGCAGAACAAGAAGCAGTAACTAATCGAGTTGCCGAAATTGACAAGGAACTACCTGAGATCAAAATGACTCAGATAGATAGAAATGCCCATGTTGGGCCAATAATGTACCTTGCAGCAATCTTTGGAAAAACGCCAGAAGAAACTGTTAGTTATGCGATTTCATTAATTATTTTTGTTTTTGATCCATTAGCAATTTGGCTTCTTTTATCTGGAAACTATTTGCTATTAAAGAAAGTTCCGAAAAAAGAAGTCATAATTACTCCAGAAGAAGTAATTGTTGATTTTACACCTGATTTAGCATCTCCTGGATTTGTTAATGTTCCAAGTGGTCCTTTAGAATTAGAGCCAAAACACGACATTATTGAACCAATTGTAAAAGAAGAGCTACCATATATTCCTGAGCTAGAAGTAAAAGATAAAACGCCAACTGTTTTAACTGAGATTGAAAGTACACCCATGAGATCAAAACTTGAAGATATTGATGCCGACTCTATTCAAATTGACTTTGGTAACGTTTCAAAAAACGCGCCAATTAATCAGGTTTATAGATAAATTGTACTTTTAAAAATATAAGTTGTATAATGATTCTTTGAATCATTATGGAAGACAAATGAAGAATAAAAGTCCACTTTGGGTTGATAGATACGCCCCAACTTGTTTAGCCGATATTGTGTTTCAAGATAATTCGCAACGAGCTTATTTTGAATCAATAGTTAAAAATAAAGATCTTCCCCACTTATTGATTAGTGGAATTAAAGGAACTGGTAAATCTACTTTATCAAATATTTTAATTTCTGAGCTAGGTGTTCATGAACTTGATGTGCTTCGTATTAACTCATCAGATGAAACTGGCGTTGATACGATTCGTGAAAAGATCAGTCGATTTGCAAATGTAATGCCGTTTGGAGATTTTAAAGTAATTCAGCTCGAGGAAGCTGATTATCTTTCTCCTAACGCGCAAGCTATGTTGCGTCACATAATTGTTGAAAATACGTCAACCACAAGATTTATCGCAACATGTAATCATGAAAATCGATTAACTATTGAGATTAAGTCAAGGTTCAACCACATTAGATTTAAATCTCCGCACACTGATTCTGTAATTGAATTAGTTGTTGACATTCTTGATAAAGAAGGGGTTGACATAAACGTTGATGTGCTTGAAAAAATAATCTACTCATCATATCCAGACATTCGTCAAATAATTACAATTTGTCAAGAATCATCAAGATCAGGAGTTCTTAAAGCTCCTCTTGAAAGTGAATCAAAAAATTATCGTTATGATGTTCTTGAGCTTTTACAACAAAATAAATTTAAGGAAGCCAGAAAACTTTTAGTAGATTCAGTTAACACTGAAGATTACGAAGATTTGTTTAGATTTTTGTATACAAGTCTTGAACTCATTCCAAAGTTTAAAGTTGATGACAATAAACAAGAAAAGGCAATCATTGAAATAGCTGAGCACCTTTACAAGCATGGCATTGTGGTTGACCCTGAAATTAACTTTGCCGCATTACTTATAAAGCTAGGTGCTCTTTAATGGGAGAAAAAGTTCGAAGCTTCAAGCTTGATATTTTCTGGTTGCTTAGTGAAATTAACAAACGCAATTTCAATATTTGGGAAAGTTTAACGGTTGAACAACAAAAAGGATTTTCTCCAATTGTTGTTCAACGCTGGTTGGCAGGAACACATGATACAGAAGCACTTAGGAAGCTAAATGATAACGTAAATCCATATGTGTTTGCGCTGGGTAAATACCCTAATTTGTTGCTAAAACTGATGTCAACAACAGGAAATAAAAAAACAAATCGCTATTTTTGGAAGCCACTTAATAAAAAGAAACAAAAAAAGCTTGCGCTTGAAGTAATTGCTACAGCTCGAAATTGTTCGCTTCGAGAGGCAAAAATAATTTTTCCAGGTTATACTGATGATGATATAATAACGTTGGCCGAAGATTTAGCTTGGGAAAAAGATCAATTGACAAAATTGAAAAAAGAATTAAAAGATGGATGAAGAAACAATTCGTCGAATTGCAAAGAAGAGAAAAGCACAAGTTGAGATAAATGCAAGTCCAAGCAGTTGGACTTGCCCTCATTGTAAAAGAACTCTTGCAAATGAAACCAATTTCATGAAGCATAGTTGTCGTGAAATGGAGCGTGCTGAAATTTTAAAAACTCCAATTGGGCAAGGAGCATTTGCAATCTATGCTGACTGGATGACTATTCAGAAGCGAGCAGTTCCTCCAATTGACACGTTTGCAGAATCTAGATTTTTTTCAGTTTTTATAAAGTTTGCCGAATTTATAAAAAAGCTCGGCATAAGCAAACCAACGGTTTACGTGCGAACTATGGTTGAAATTGACTATCCACCTGCAATGTGGATGAGAAATGAAGCTTATGGGGCTTATATTCAACAGGTCGATAAATCAGTTGATAATCCACAGGAAGCGTTAGCTGAAAGTATCGGTGTTTTAATTAACTATGCTGAAAAATATGAAGTTGATTTAACTAATGTTCTTAATGAAATCGGAAGTAAAAGATTCATTGAGTTATTTCGTCGCCGTCAGCTTTCTCCATGGATTATTTTTATTAGTAGCTCAGTGAATCAATTTGTTAGTAAAATGGACACTGAAGATAAGGAAGAATTAAAAAAAGTAATTAATATAGGTTTTTGGTTTACTAAGTTTGAAGAAATGAAATCCACTGTTGATGAATTGAAGCATTTCATAAAGGAAGAATTTGGTTTATGAGCGCTGACGTTGATATTGATTTTCCGTCAGATTTCAATCCTATTAAAATTTTTCCAGAGTTGATACGAGCTTCTCAATCAAAAAAAGGAAACTTAACACCTCACCAATGTGGCTTTTATTTTCAAAACATTGTAAAAGACATATTAACAGATTTAGCGTGTATTGATTATGAAATTGCTGAAGAAATTGGTTATCAAAAAATTGACTTTCTTCATTTAGGCGTTTATGATCATTTTACTAGTAGAGCTGAAATTGAAGAGCTTATAAATGTAGAACCTGATTGGAATCTTCTTTTGATTCCAAGCAAAGTTGAAAAACTATTTCATCTTGCAAAGCATTATGATGTTTTAGAAAAAATAAAACCTAAATCAATTGATGATGTTGCAGATGCGCTTGCATTAATTAGACCAGGTAAAAGAGAACTTCTTGATTTTTATTTGGAAAATAAACAAGAATGTCGAAAAATCCTGTATTCAAAAACTAAGACTGGATATTCTTTTAAAAAGTCTCATGGTATAGCGTACGCGCTAATTATTGTTTTACAGCTTCACATGATAGAAGCTGGAATTATCTAAGGAGAAAAAAAATGAGCTTGAATCTTTTTGTAGTAAAACATGGTACCAAGGTAGTTGGTGAATTTGAGAATAAAATTCTCGCAAAAGTAGCTCGTGACGAGCTAAATGGCGGTGCCTTTGGTTCTGATAAGTCTAGTGATTCTCATCATGTTTCTCGCAGTAAAGACCACTGGCGGGGGCTATCAGGATTGGTTCCTGCAACCAGACCTCAAGGCAGTCGTAAAAATTCTAAAGTTGAAGCCAAAAAGGGTGCTAAGAAATAATGGTTTTAAACGATAGCAGATTAAAAGCGTGCAACGTTTTACGACAACTGTTGAACGGTGAAACTTTAAAATTTTATGGTGTTGACGTTAAATGGTTTAATGAAGACGCAACCTATGAAGAAGATGGTAAGATAAAAAGAGCTGATAAATCTGGAATTTATAAAAACATTCCTGTCGTAACTCCTAAACGTCAACATAAGTATAATAAATGGGTTTTTATTGAAATTTCTGTTGATGAATTTGTAGAAATGTGTAAACTGTCTTAAAATAAATTGTACTTCTAAAAAAATTAGGTTATAATTTGTTCAAGAGAATTATTACTTGGATAGAATTCAAATGAAAAATTTACTTGCAGAAATTGTTAGTGGCTCCCACCTGTTTGGTACTTCCACGCCAACATCAGACCGTGACTTTAAGGTAATTTACATCCCTGACCTCAATCAAGTTCTTCTTGAACGACGTTCAGCTATCATTAAGAAGCGGCCTGAAGGTGTGAGCGACGATGACATCATGCCCGCCGATGAGTCGGAATATGAATTTGTTCCGCTCAAAACTTTTGCGGAACACTTCTTTGAAGGGCAAACATACGCAATTGAATCTGCTTTTGTTATAGCGTTTAGCAATAACGAAAACAAACAGTTTGTTAATTGTTATGATGCTCGAATTGTTGAATTCTGTCATGAGTTAATTAATGACTTCTTAACGGATGATATCACAAAGATGATTCAGTACGCTATGAGCCAAGCAGAGCTTTATGGTGCTCGCGCCAGCAGGTTAAACTCGGTTGAAGCAATTATTGAGCTCATTGAACATGAACTTACAGAGGGATTACTGGATGTTTCTAACACGCTTGGGTCAATTGAATCAAAGCTGACAAAGTTGCAGTCAGAATTTATCTTCATGACAGAAATAAAAGACACAAAAACCGGTTACGATAAGATGCCAGCGCTGTCTGTTAATAATCGCACTTATGCTCTTACGACAAAAGTTGGGCATTTTTTAAACGCAATGAAGGGGCTTCGTGATAAATATGGAGAGCGAGTTCGTAAATCACAGGGTGATGAAGTTGACTGGAAGGCGCTTTCACACGCCATCCGCATCACTGAAGAAGCGCTAGAAATTTTAACGGTAGGTAAAATTAATTTCCCACGTGAAAGCGCCAAGCATCTTCTAGATATCAAAAATGGAAAAATTCCATTCGACAGGGTTAAGGCAGAATTTGAGGAGCTAAATGAACGTGTTACGAACGCGCAGCAAATTACTAACTTACCATTTAAGGACGATAATCTTAAACGTCAGTTTTACGAATGGTTAGTCGACTGGCTTAGACTCTTTTACGATATTGAACACAATTAAAATGCCACTTTACGATTATAAATGCACTGGCTGTGGTCGGTTTACGGAATTAAATTCATCAATTTCTTCACGTAATGAACAATATTGTGATATTTGTGGTATGATGCTAAAGCGCGTAATTAGCGCCGTAAATATTAATCTTAAAGGCTCAGACTTTTATAAACCAGGTTTTTCAGGAAAAACTCAAAATGCTAAATCCACTTGATGTTATAAATTATATTTGTTTAGGTTTTATGACGATTGCATTTTCAATTTTCTTTACTGGAAATACTTCAGCTCATTATTATAGCTTAACTGTTCAAGATTTTTTCATTGAGTTTCCAGAATTTTTTCTAGAGAATTAAAATGTTGACACTTATTGACAAAATTCTAACCTATTTTGCTGCAATGGCGCTCGCATTTTTGAGCGCCATTTGCTTTATTCTTTTTCTTTTATTTTCAACTGGCGTTTACACAGTCGAGAAAATTTCAGGAATTTGGCGCTGGGTATTTACAGATTGATTTTTTAAGCGAATTGGAATTCCTTCTTGAATAGGAATTACTCTTCTGCGCTTAACCTTTTTAGGTTGGCTAAAATCAAACTTAAATGGATTTCCTAAAACTCTGGCAACAAAATTAACATCAAAGCTTCTATACATATTTGAAAGCGAGCCTGTTAATCCAAGCTTTGCGACTTCAATACTAATTGGATAATTATTACTACTTTTGTAAAACCAAATATTTACAATGCGCATGAATTGTTGAATGTCAACATTTGACTGCGCAGCATAATCAAGAACATAGGCGCCTATTTCAAAAGGTGTAATGTTATCAATTACAACTAAAAAATTTTCTCGCTTGTACTCAATGAGTGATAAAGCGAAAAGATTAGTTCTATCCTGCAAAAATTCAATTTGAAGTGGTGGAATTTTCTTTTTCATTATTGACTCACCAATATGCCCGTTTTTTTGTATTCTCGGGGGCGGCCGGCGTCATCATAAACAATATTACCGTCTATTGTAGCGGCCATGTATTTTCCATGAGGCCCGACGTATAAACTTGGTTTAACTTGCTTACCTTCGTGCATTCTAACACGCTGAGTATTTACACTAGCTGATGTGTTTTTCTTTGGTGGACCTGCCATATAATTTCTCCTTATAAATTTATCGTTCTTATTAAATAACTTTGTTTAATAAGACGTATTTATTGGAGAAATGAAGTGTTTTTTGATTTTTTAAAAGCATTTATAATTCTTTCTTTGATAATTGGAACACAAAATGGAACATCTTTATTTTCTAAAACTAAAAAGTTTCATAATTTTGATTACTTAACCTTTAACTTTAAACCCATTAACCAAATTGAATTATTTGTAGGACCATATTATGCCAATAAAGCACTTACAACTAGCTATAACCAAGTAGGAATTCTAACAGGAATAAATATTGAAATTATTCCAAAACAACTAGATTTAAATTTGTCATATGTTTCAGGACACACAAATGTTTCAGGTGCGATGACACAGTTATTGTACAGGCCATTTAAAAAAGTACAACTTTACGGAGGAGTTGGTGTTCCTGAAAAACAAAGCGGAAATGAATTTTTTGGAATTTTTGGTATAAATTACACATTCTAAGTTTACAGTGTTAACTATTTGTTGTATAATTTAACAACAGCTAACTTTAGGTGAATAGTGATGTCTACTTGGTTCAAAACAACCGGTACGTTAATTTACGATCCAAATCGTGGAAAGATGAAAAACCGTACAGTTTGGTGGGCTGTTGTTAATACCTGTCCAGAAATTGCCAACTACTATCGTTGGTGGCTTGAAAAATTCTGGTGGCATTGGGAAGCCAATGGGTACAAGAGACGTTACTTACAACCAGCCTGGGGGTCTCACGTCAGCGTCATTCGCGGCGAGGAGCCTCTTAATAAAGAGCTTTGGGGCAAGTATAATGGCGAGCGAATTATTTTAGAGTATCAACACAAAATCGAAGCTACTCGTGAGCTTGGTTTTCGTGACAAGTTTTTTATGGTACGAGTTCGCTCTCATCGCTTGAATGAAATCAGAAAGGAACTTGGCTTAAAATCTGAAGATGCTAAAGGCCGAGAATTTACTTTCCACATTACAATTGCTAAAACAGAGGAAAATTAATGATCAACACACTTTTAGAAGATATTCAAGAACTTGCGAACAAAGTTGCACATGGTTATGATATCGATGCTATAGAAAATGGAGAATGGAATGATTTTCAATCAATTGATAGTCATGAATATCAATTGCGTCGACTAAAAACTCGTGTTGATGCGGTTCTATCAGCCATTGAAATATATAGGCTTGAAGAGAAAATCACAAACAGTGACCATAGTTAATCTTTACGGGCTATTTGTTGATGATACTAGAGATGTTCCTACAGATTACTATAAGATTTGTGGGAACTGGACGGTTGTATATGATTACTTTACTGCAGTAGAGTTTTTACAGAAATACAAATATGATTTTCTTTCTTTAGATCATGACCTTGCGTCATTCTCTCCTGATGGTAGAGAGTGGACAGGTTATGACATTTGTTTATGGTTGGCAGAACAAAAAACATTTGGTTTGTGGATACCGCCTATAATAAAAGTTCACTCAGCAAATCCTGTTGGTTCAACCAGAATGCGCGGCGTTATTGAACGTTATTTAATTTCTTAAAATTGTACTTTTTTGGTTTTTGATTATAATTATTTCATAACGCAGAGGTGACTAAGATGTTTAATTCATATTCTTTATCATGTATCGATGACGCTGCCGCCTTTATTGAACGTCTTATTGAAGATGTTCAACATGCAAATAAAGACAATTTACCGAACATCAAAATTGAACGACTGATAAAGCAGCTCAGCATGCTTCAACAAGTTACAACTGAACTTTCTGACTCGCTTGATCAAATAAAGTATGAAAGAACCATGGCCGAATTCAGGTGCAATAGTGAGCAAAAGCTTGAGCTATGGAAAGAATCACTAAAAAATTAATTTTTTAAAAATGTAATTTTTTGGTTTTTTGATTATAATTATTTCATAAACCAAATGAGTGTTACTTCAATGAGTAAAGTCAAATACCCCCGCACCTATCATCTTCCCTGGTCGCTAGGTCGTTCTGATGATGACAAAGTGCTCAAGAATGTTGAACATTTTGAAGGTCAACATGTCATCATAACAGAAAAAATGGATGGTGAGAACACTTCACTTTATACTAATGGCAATCTACATGCCAGGTCACTTGACAGTGCAAATCACCCTTCTCGTGATTGGGTAAAGCGTTGGTGGCAAGAACGTTGTTATGACCTTCCTGAAGGTTGGAGAGTTTGTGGAGAAAACTTATTTGCTCAACACTCGATTAGATATGAGAACTTGGTAATACCATTTCGTGGGTTTTCAATTTGGAATGAAAAAAATTTTTGTTTAAGCTGGGGTGAAACACAAGAATGGTTTTCACTTCTCGAAATTCCGTCTGTACATATTCTTTGGCAAGGTGAATTTGACGAAGACCAAATTCGTCAAATTCAATATCGACTGGATACAACAACACAGGAAGGTTACGTGGTCAGAATGAAAAAGGGGTTTCACTATAAGGATTTTGCTCAGTCAGTAGCTAAGTTTGTTCGTGCTAGTCACGTTCAAACTGATACGCACTGGATGCATTCTGAAATCGTGCCAAATGGGCTCTAAAATGGAAATTCAATTCAAAGATTTTTTGAACAAAACAGTTCAAATTATAATGAAGAAAACCAACGCCAAATATGAAGGGTTTCTTAATGGTATTAGACATGATAAAATACACCTGACCCACTTGGTAATTTATAACTGGGCGGGTGGTCCTATAGTGTCTGGTGGAGTCAATCAAAATGTAAGATGGTTTAACAAAACTTCAATAGCGTCAATTAAAGAAATTTCAGCTTTTGGCAATGAATAGATTAATCCAAACTTTTAATTCGCTTAAAGAACGTGGAAGAATAAACTTCCCGGTTAAAGTATGGCTTGATCTTGAAGAAACAGTTATTGATGAATGGGGAAATTATGCCTTATTGTTTCATAGTTGTGAACTAATTGCTGAATTTTTGAACGAGTTTGGTGTAAATGATATTGGTATTTGGTCATTTGCAATTTATAATGACGCTGATATTGAAAAATTTAAAGTTGAATTAATGCCGCGACTAGAAACAATATTAAATGTGTCAGTTTCGGATATTATTTCAGTTAGACAAATGATTAAACAAATAGGAGATTTTCAAAAACTAAGATTTCAGGATGAATGTGATTTTATTTCAGTCTATGGGAAGCAAAAATCATTTATTGATTCATGTATTTTTTCTCAAAAGTGGACTACTTGTGTATTAATAGATGATGTAGTTCGCACGAGCTACATTTATGATACCGAGTCAGACGTAGAAATTATCACATTGAGAATTTAAAAATGAACACAGAAAACAGAGAAAATCTGATTATGCTTGAACTGAGCGAATCAGTATGGTCCGCAATGGTAAAATACGTGCGGATTATTGTTCTTTTTCATATATCAAATTTAATAGCACCGATCGAACACGATTAACAGGAGTAGTAAATGCTGCGCGTCTTTTTGGGATTTTTAATTTTATTTCCATGGCTAATTATTAGCGGGTATTGGTTGTTTGGAAACGGAAACTTTGATGCGTTCCAATGTAAATTTTCTTTATTTTTTATTTGGCTTTCGCCAATAATAAGTTTCATTATAGCATGTGTAGCTTATTCACTTGGGCGCACGATTGAAATTATAGAAAATGCTAAAACGCTGCATAGTATTGCGCAAACTGGACTAAAAGTAATGAAAGATAGAATAGTAAAATAAGTGTATTTTTGATATCTTTTGCTTATAATAATACTATAATTAAATAGTGGAACATTTTATGTCAGCTATAATTCAGCAAATTATTAACAGTCCTGAATCTTTTGAAAAGGATGAAATTCTTAGCGCACTCATTCAGCTTGATGAAATTTACTATAACGGTGATGAGCCATTAATCTCAGACGCTGAATATGATGAGCTTCATGCTTTTGCTGAATCAAGGTGGCCAAATGACGGGTACTTTATGGAAACCGGCAGTATGGTTAGAGGTGTCAAAGTAAAACACCCGAACCCTGTTGGTGGTTTAAATCAAATCAATCGTGACGGTCTTAACCGCTGGCTAGCAGGAAAAGACGCAGATTTATACATCTTGTCTGAAAAGCTTGATGGATCATCTGGAACTCTTACCTACGTTAACGGCAAGCTAAAAGTCGCATTAACGCGGGGTGACGGCGTTTATGGTTCAGATTGCACCCGCCACGCACTTTCAATGCGTTCAATTCCTATTTCGCTAGGTAGTGGAATTGAATCACCTTCATTCGAAGTTCGTGGCGAATTTATTATCCGTAAATGTGATGAAGAAAAAGTTAAGGAAATTTTGAAGCAGCACAATGGGCGTGAGTATAAAAATTTGCGCGGTATTGCAAACGGGCTAATCAATGCAAAAGAAATTCCTGATGAAATTTTCCAATATTTGAAATTTGTTGCATATGGGCTCTCATTACCACAATATGATTACTTTGCGCACCTTAATATGCTTGACAGCTACGGATTTCAAACTCCACGCTGGATGCAGGTAAATTCAATTAACGAAACACAGTTGACTAGTGTGCTTGTTGATTGGCGTGATTCTTCAAATTACGAAATAGACGGTATTGTTGTTCAGATCAGTAATGCAAAAAGTCGTGAAAAGCTTGGTTTGAAAAACAAGCGACCGCAGTATGGTTTTAAGTGGAAGGTTGCTGATGAAAGCAATGAGGCTGTCACCACAGTCATTGGTATTGAATGGAAAGCGTCTCAATATAGTTACCTAATACCAACAGTCTTGCTTGAACCAGTCGACCTTTGCGGAGCAACCATCAAACGAGCTGCTGGATTCAATGCTGCTTATATCAAAAATAATGGAGTTGGAGTTGGTGCTAAAGTTCGCATTACCCGCTCTGGAGACGTAATTCCTTACATTCTCAAGGTTGAAGAAGGTGTTGAGCCTTTGATGCCTGAAGTTGCATATCATTGGTCAAAAACTGGAATTGATGCAATTGCTGATATCGAAAGTGATGCGTCAAAATTATTGAAGTTAAAGCGGTTTTTTAACAAGCTTGAAATTGATCAAGTACAAGATGCAACTCTTTCCGCGCTAGTAGAAAATAAAGTCGATTCACTTGAAGCGATCATAAGTCTATCTCGCAAAGAATGGAATGATTTGATTGGGCGCAACGGTGAAAAAGCTTACGATAGCCTTCATGCTAAGCTTCAGGATGTTTATCTTTGGGAATTGATGGGAGCTTACCCATCATTTGGTAGAGGATTTGGTGAACGAAGAGCAAAAGTTCTTTGCGAAGCTTTCGGGACTTTAGTGCTTGAAGCCACAGAAGCTGATATCCTCACGCTGAAGGGGTTTAGTGAAATAACCGCACAAACTTATCTTGATGGTATTGACGAATTCAAAGAATTTTTTGATTGGCTTAATCACGTCAATTTCATAAAGCTGAAAACCGCCGTCAAAAAAGTGATTACGACCGGTAAGCTGGTTGGTAAAAGTTTCGTATTTACCGGCTTTAGAAGTGATGAATTAACTGCTCAAATTGAAGCTCTCGGCGGAATAGTTCAAGACGGTATTAAAAAGGATACCACACACCTCGTAATGAAGGACACGACAAAATCTTCTGGAAAATCAAAGAAGGCTGCTGAACAAGGAATAATCGTAATTGATCGTGATTCCTTGATTGAAATGTTAATCGTGTAATGTCGAAGAACAATAAATAAATTATATGTGTAACCCAATAGAAGAAACAAAACTTGAAAAATTAAATATTGCTCTCATAGAATATTTTACATGGCTTGGAACTTTATCTTTTGAAGAAAAACAGAAAAATTTTTTAAAGCTTCATGAAATTTTACAACATCGGATTTCAGTATTTGTCCAGCTCAATTCAAGCCCAACTGTTGAAATCTTAAAAGAATAGTGTAAAAATAAAACTAAATGTGTTATAATGTCAGCTATAATTTATCAATTTGGGATTTACTACAGCAAAAAGCAATTAAAATTATTAGAAGCAGAAGCAGCACAGGCAGTAATTGAAAATTCATTTTTTACTGTTTTAAAGTTAAAATCGATAATTAAGCAGTCAGTGTTACTTCAACAAAAAAGAATGTCGAGATGATTAAAATTAAATATCTGAGATTAGTTTCTGATCTACACCTTGAATTTAAAAATTTCACTGTTCCTCAGTTAGATACTGATAGTGAAACCCTTCTTATCTTAGCTGGTGACATTTATGTCGGTACGCTAGGAGTCGCCTTTGTACGTGAGCACGCCTCACGGTTTGGTGCTGTTTTTTATGTTTTGGGAAATCACGAATTTTACCGTAATCAAATAGTAGGTCTGGTGGACAAGATAAAAGAAAAAGTTGCTGATTTACCAAATGTTTTTGTCACTACTAATGGTGAAACTGTAAAATTTGATGGTGTTACAGTAATTGGTACGACACTTTGGGCCGATGCCAATAAAAATGATCCTGTAACAAAATTTCAATTAAGTCAAAGAATGAATGATTTTTACCTTATAAAAAACATAACACGGACATTCACTCCTGACGATATGGTAGAGCTGCATAAAAAACAGCTTGAATTCATCAAATCACAGCTTTTTGAAAATAAAGATTCTAAGCAGCCGGTAGTAGTGGTTACACATCACTTGCCGTCTAGTTTTAGTACTCCACCAGAGTTTCGAGCAGATTTTCATATGAATGGAGGATATCGATCTGAGCTTAATGAGTTAATTGATCACTATAAACCAACTTACTGGCTTCACGGCCACACACATGATTCATGTAATTATGAAATGAGCAACACAAAAGTTGTTTGTAATCCACGAGGGTATAACGATTCAAATGCCCTGTTTGATGCTAATTTGCTGTTGGAATTATGACAGTCATCAGTTTTTCTGATGCTAAACAACGATTACGAGGGGCAAGTTTTAAGTCTCCTCAAATGCAGAAGCTGTATGCTGACGCAGTCGATGATGTGCTATGTCTTTGGCAAAGCGCAATTTCCGTTGATAGGCTCAATGAGCTATTTTTAACTGAGATAAAATCAAAGTTAAAATTAAACGTGGAAAATTCAATTGAAGACCTAAATTTTTTATCGAGCATAGAAGCTCAATTGGGTATGAAGATTGTAATTTTCTGGCCAGAAACAACCAATTCAAATAGAGCTGGTTGGATAGCTGGTTTTGAGATAAATGAAGGAGCTTTTGCTACGCCTGAATTTGCCTCGGAAAATTACGCTCGCGCTTTTAACATTTTATTATTTTTGCATTTAAGTGCAATTATAAAAAGTGTAGCGTGAGGACTTGAAAATAATAAGTATGGAGTATGTTTAATGACAACAGTAGTACACTCTTTTTATGTTGTGCTTAACGAAGATAATGGTAAATATTTTGCAGGTTATAACGCCGCTGAAGGTAAACCCAATTTCGTGGATGATCCATTGGTGGCAAAGCCATACAGCAACAAATTTGACATTTTACTTAGACCGAATGAAAAAGTTGTTGAGTTAAAAGTTCAACTTTCAAAGGATAATGTTGAACTTTCAGCACCTTTTCGGCCGCGTCGCAGAGTAGCTTCCCACGCTGCTAAATAAACTTAGAGAGCCTACCCTAAAAAGTAGGTTCTCTACATATTTGTATAACAACAAGTGGAGCTAATCGTGATCCATACTATCATCGAAGCTGAATCACTGTCCGACCTCGCTGTGTTAGTTAATGACTTTTTAAAATTTTGGAACCCAATAATCTATAATTCTGAAGTAGATGAATTTCAAAGATCAAAGAAAAATGGAAAAGATATTTGGGTTGCCTATGTTTCAAGGGAGTGTGATTTAAAAAATGAAACTTCAAGATTTATTGCAGACCGACGTAGAGCGCCAAGGCATATTAGAAGAACAAAAATCATACAGGCGAAAAATTGCTAAAAAATTAGGTCTAGGACTTAATGAACTCGATGATTTATCAGATAAAGAGATTGAAATTATTCTTAAAAATTTAGGTAAAAATGACTTTAAGCCAGATTCTGATTTTGATCCAAAAGAACTTGAGCTAGGAATAAAAGTTGAAATGGAACATACTAATTCTGTACTGGTTGCAAAACTCGTGTGTAAAGATCATCTCGTTGAATTACCAAATTATTATAGCAGATTAGAAAAAATGGAGCATAATAAATGATTGATGCAATAATATTTAGAGTTGATGAAACAAGTTTTATGAGTTGGCCAGTTGATATTAATGGTGTACCCGCGGAAACTGGAAACATGTTTGAACCTGAAAGTCCAGATGATTCATATTTTAATTTAAAATATGACCAAATAGTTTTAGCGTCTCTTTATGAAAACAATGATGAACATGGTAGCACTGATCATATGTGGGTTTATATTGCACACGATAATAGCCCGATACGTAGCGTACTTGACATGTCCTTTGATGATTTTAAAGGGCTAATTCCTGCAATTATCAAAGATTTTAAACAAACTAAACTTCATTAAAAACGGTGGTAACGATGTTTGACCCAGCAACAACGCTTCTTGGTCTAATTCTTTTAGGTTACGCCATCTATCTTCTTTTATGTGATGAATGGAACGATTAAAAGCAGTCGTTCACACCTTAGAAAATTTTTTAGTGGCTAATGGAGTCATTTCCATTTTGGTCATAATTGTTATTGTCGCTTTAATAAAGAATGAGTATAATCAGAATGACAACTGATAGAGAATTTTTAACTTTTATTCATGATCGCCTTTTAAATGTACATCATGAAAATGAATTACTAGATTATATGCATCGTTTACGTGCTATAATTGCAAAATTACCTGCAGATCGAACAACGTCGATTAATGAAACTATACCTTCTGAGAGTCTTCCTCGCAGAAATAGAAATATTTTACTTGGATAAGAATTTATAGTATTATGTTTTAAAGTAGATTTTTATCGACAGACAATAAATAAAAAAACAATAGATTTAAGGTCTGTCAAATGAATAAGTTATTGAAAATAATAACTGTTTTATTAGTGATAGCGTTAACTAGTTGCGCTTTATATCGTGAACAAACAGGTACATCAAAATTAGCACAGGATCCGCCATTACTTGAGCGAGCAATTGAGGGTTCGATTAAAAACTCTACAGCAAGCATTACTTGTAAACCAGCTAAAGTAAATAAAAAGGTAGAAAAAGTAAATGAAGCGACTCCTGCTGCTAGAATGGAATTACAGCACGAATTATCGCGTATTCAGCAACAGATAAATAATCTTGAAGATGGTGTTGAAAAACTAAAGCAGAATTAATTACTTCAACAGCGCCGATGTGTTAATAACTGTTTCAGGTTTCGGTTATTAAACGACGTGGTTGTAAGTTAGGAAACCTGATTTTTATTTCATTATATGAAAATATTAGTCAGACATTGGAACGAATATTACACGCAATATCATATTCCAAAATATCAACGATGGTTCTGGCGAGTAATTTGTATAATAATTGACAATGTTTTCTTTAGAAGACATTACTGATTTTATCGTTGTGTAAACAGGAAGTTTTGAAAGACTGACTGAAAGGGGTCGCGGACGCGGGGGCAGAACCCGCCCAGTCCACATAGCTTAAAATAAATTTGGGCTGGACAAAGTTTCGACGTGGTCATTAGTAGGAATGTTTACAACGGGATAGTCGACTGCCCTAAGCAGCGAAAAACTTATAAATGCAAGCAATGACGCATTTTATGGAGATTATGCTCTCGCAGCATAATCCACCGGGGCTGTTCAGCCTAGCAACAGAATGAACCGAATGGGGAAGATTTAATCTTCCCCATTTTTGTGTGTACATCTCCAATTTTTCTTAGTATAATGCTCATATGGATAAATTTAAACTTGAAATCAGTGAGCAGGAAGCCAAGCGTTTCTTAAAACCGGTCTGTCCTTCGCTCGACGAAAAAGATCATAAGCTCGCGCAAGCTCGTTACGCTTATGAAACAATCTGGGAAATTCTTCATAATTTTACTCTTTACGTTCGTCGCAAAGAAGGATTAAAAGAAGATTCTTATTGGGTTAATCAGTCTGATGAAAAAATAACTGAATATGCTCTTAACGCTCTCAAGGAAGTTGATGATGCGTGGGATGAAAAAGATGCTGATGAATGGTGGAATGAATTCATCAATCTTGAGCATTTCAATGAATACATTAAAGGCGCGCTAACAGAAGAACACTGTGGAGACTGTACAGCAGTTCCAGCAACGTGTTCTCGCTGCTACGCTGAAACAATGTACAAACTGCCCTACACTGCTTGGTGGAACAAACATTTAGGTCACGCACTTACAGTGACTGCTAACGCAGGATATAGGGAACAACTTAAAAAATACAATCCAAAAAAACCCCTACGAAGACGAATTACGCTAGCTGTTAAGGAATTTTGGAGAATACTTATGGAAAAATAAAATGTCACGTGCAGCTTTGATATTTACACTAGTAATTTTAGCAATTGTTGTTGGTCCAATTTTAATCATTTGGTCACTGAACACTCTTTTCAGTTTAACAATTCCATTTACCCCTCAAACGTGGGTCGCAACAGCAATTTTAACATCAGTCGTTCGAGCAACTTGTAAATAAAATGAACAAATTCAAAAGCCGTAAATATCATTTGATTAAGGCAATATATGAATGGTGTCTCGGTAGTGAGTTAACTCCATATATTGTAGTTGATTTACAAATTAATCCAATTTTAATTCCACCTAAATTAAAAAACGCTGAAGAAGCAATTTTTAACTTAGGATTGGCGGCTTGTAAAAATGTTGACATTACGTCAAACTGTGTTCATTTTTCGACACGTTTTCAAGGCGTTCACTTTGATATGCTAATTCCATTAGAGTCTGTAATTGCGATTTTTCCGCACGAGCTTGGACCAAGAGAAGGAATAACATTTGGCGTTGAAAAAGTTCCTGATGAAGAAATTAGCGTGGAACCTGAACCACCGGAACCTGAACCACCAAAAGGCAAAAAGCGCGGTCACCTAACAGTCGTCAAATGAACAGAATAATTATACTTGATATTGACGGTGTTCTAATTTCAGGTAGAGCTGCTCTGCTTGACTACAATCTTGGAGGTTCAGGAACCTTCAAGTGTTTTGACCCTGTTGCGGTCGCTCTGTTAAATCACGCGCTTGAATTTACTTACGCTAAGCTTGTAATTGCGTCTTCATGGCGCCATACTTTTTCACGTAATCAATTTATCGATATTTTTAAAATCAACGGTTTAAATCCAACGATATTGGAAGGTGATCAGTGGAAAACGCCAGTTGCTGAAACGCGTGGCGAAGAAATTAAAAAATGGCTTAAGTTAAATTGCGGCCAATATTCATATTTTTGTTACGTAGACGACGCGTTTGTTGAACCTGATATCGTAGAAGAATACGTAGGTTATGTCAAAGTTGATTATAACGCCGGACTTTCTCTAGAAAATTTCTTTGAAATTATGAAATTTTTAGGGCATTCAAAACAAGAAACTAATCAACTTTTAGTTGAAAAAAGAAAAACACTTTTAAGTAAAGTTCATGAAATCAACAGAATGGTACGTAGCTAAAATTAAACCGGCTGGGTTAACGCTTTTCAACGATGCGTTTTATCCTATCCCAGACCCTGAAACTAATGAGCTTTATGTCTATATTAAGCCAACGCTCGTGATTAACCAAGATGCCTGTAGAGTCTCTGTAATTAATGGTAAGACAGGCGCTAGAGTTATAAGTGGATCAACAGCAGCAACTTGTCTTGAAATTGTTAGAGAAGCGACAGCTGATGACATTGAAGTCATAAATAAAAATTTAAGCAAATTGACTGTGAGGCTTTCCTAACATGATAGAAGAAGAACTTTCTGAGCTACGTGAACATCAAAAATTAAGTTTACTATTGCATGAAGCTATTTCTGAAAGGCATAAAATACGCATTTTTAGAAAAGTATTTTATGCGTTAGAACAAATAGAAATTGGAAAACAAACAGATTTTAATATTCTAAAAGTTTACAGACAAGCATTTGATGAGCTAAATGAGTTTAAAGCTAATTTAGAATTAGAAGAAAATTCATTAGCTGCATATCATTTGATGTTGGCTGTTTCGGCATATGGGCGAGCAAAAAATTTATCTCGTCATTATATTCATTGATAAATAGGAAAGATTTTATAAAAATAGGACAAATTCGCTATGAAAAAAATATTGTTAATTTTAGCCTTGACAGGAACACTCTCAAGCTGTATGAATTTAAATTTTGATAATCTTGAATATGATAGATTTATCACAGTAAAACAACTTGCGCAACGAGGTGAGCTTTTTTGCGGGAAAAATGAAGCAAGTTTATTCGCTAAACAATTAAAGGAAATGATGGTTCACCAAAGTATTTATGCTGAAAATCGTGGTGGCCGACCTAATATTAAGTCTGCCACAGCAGAACTTGATAAGCTTGTTGATGAGCTTAATGTTCGTTTTGATAAACCTACACCGCCGTCTGAAGCTTACTGTAAGCAAAAATTCGCTGATATTCGCGATGGTGCAACTGACATTGTGTTTGCTATTGGCAAACTTCAATAAAGGAGACAAAACAAATGTTAACAATTAACGACATTCTACTTTCGCCAATTCCAGAAGTTAAAGAATTGGGTCAGCGCGCCGCCGCTTTAAAAAAGCAATTTGATGAAAAACAGATTAGTGAAGATGAATTTAATGAGCTTTTAGAAGATATCAAGAGCTTAAACAACATTCATAAAGAAATGGTTTCACT